CATCGGTCAGATACATAATAGCTTTTTGTGTTGCCATCTTAATCATTTTTTGAAACTCTACAGCAGAAGCTGGTTGAGCCTCATCAGCTGATTGTAAAATGGACTTTTGATATCGATGCCAAATTTCATCGTCATCAATATCTTCTTTGGTTACATCCCGAAAATTAATCTTACGATAAACCATTAACCCAGTTTTCTGGGATGTATATAATTTAAAATCAATTTTTGTCAATCTATCTTCACATTCTTTAACAATGGAATAAGTAGGTAGAACAATCATATCATAAGTCACGGGCTTTACCTGTGACTGTTTTAATGGTTCAGAACCACCTAATCCGTAATAAGAGATAGCATCTACAATGCTTCCCTCTTGTATGTTGTAATCACAAAGGGCTACATTTCGTTTTGACAAAGGCTTGCCATAATAAAATAAAGTCCAGTTACCTCTTTCAAAGAAATAGTGAGGATCAGTACAACATGTGCCTCTAACGTTTTCAATATATTGACGTTTGAAGGCGGTATATAATTCAAGGGTAGTTCTAGCTGTAAAAGCTTTAATTTTGCCGCTTACGCGGAGATACACCTTGATAGGTTTATAGTGACTAGTGATAGTATCACGGTCAGCTACTTTTGTTGGATTTTTTGTGAAAAAAGCCAAAACTAATTGCGGAAAACTTTTAATGCTCAAATTGTACATTTGGATTCACCGGAATCACAAGTCTATATATGTGGAGCTACTCCTAGAGGCTCTCCATTGCTGTATTTGTCATCACGTGCGTAACTAACTCATCGTGATCAAGTTATATTTTCTTCATATTCTATGTTAGAACTAGGCTAGCGATAATATTTCTCCGCGAAAAATATTATATAATGCTACTCGTAATGTCATAGAGTTTCTGAGAAACTTAAACTACCAACGTAACTTGCGTAGTATTTCAATACTCAATTAGCTATAAATTTTGTACAGAAGTCATTTCCTAGACGTTTCACCGTCCAGTAATCAGATTCTTAAATTTACAGACTTATACATTTGTTCCCGTATACGGGGATATAATTTCTTATATCTTTAACTTGCTAAGTATTAATAAAACAAGTCTCCTAAGAGATAAATATTATTCACCAGTTTTCCTGAGGGCTACTAAATATTGTAGGGTGCTCTGCTCAACTAATTAAAGGAGCAATAAGCTGGGGTATAAGTAATTTCGGACCCGAAATTAAATAAAAGGGTCGAGTTATAAATAACTCTTACATCTAATTAAAAATTAGACAGCTGTCCCGTTAAAACAATTAACAGCTTAATTGATGGGTAAGGGGGGGTATTCATTATATTATATTAAATGAAAATAAACTTTTTGAACTTAAACATGGGCATATCAATCGATATTGACCTGTCTTATATATGTACGATGGTGCCTTTCCACCTTTCGCACTAAGACTTGGGTTGTTGACACTCTAACATGCAGACTGTTCGTTCTCGAGCAATCCTAGACGATAAAATCGTCATAGAAACAAATAGTATGGAATAAATTCCAT